AGGTGGCTGAGTTCTTCAACGATCAAGGCATCGAAAGGGCTGTCAAAAGCCCGATCTTCAAAAAGGGCGAGATGGCGGCGCCGTGGAGTAGGGAGTCGGTCAAAAATGAGATCTGGCGCCCGATCCAAAAGGCACTGACTGAGCATGAATCTACAACCAAGCCCACGCCGCAAGAGTATGTCGAGATATTTGATTTTATTGTGAAGGCGTTTGGTGATAAGGGTTTGACCTTACCGGCATGGCCTGTCAGGAGAGACAATGGCAGCACTTAAACGAACGCCTGCTGACATAGCCTTCAGTCTTTGTATTCGTGAGCGCAGCGACTGGACTTGTGAGCGCTGCGGCACAAAGTATGAGCCTAACAGTCGGGGGCTGGAGTGCTCCCACTATCACACGCGGGGCAAATGGGGGGTAAGGTTTCATTCTTTGAACGCTGAAAGTCTGTGTACTGGGTGCCATTTCCTAGAAGGCGGATTGAAAAGAGCTGATCGCAATTTGACTGAGTTTCAGCTTGATGTACTTACTGACTTGGTAAATGACACAAAGCTAGGCAGAGAGATTAGAAAAACCAAAGGCAAGGGGGAGATCGCTAAGCATTTCAGGCAGCAGCACAAGCTGATGCAGGAAAAGCGATCCCAGGGTATCAAGGGCAGGCTAGACTTTGAGGACTACATATGAAGCTGAATAGTTGGGAAAGTCTGCTGGCTGAGCTGCGGCGCAAACCAGACGAGAGATATGAAAACAACCTAGATCGGATTACTGCGCCTCGAAGGGAGGCTGGCATAACCAGACGCCGGCTAGGTACGACTGGAATGGATCCAGAGCTGCCGCCCATACCTAACGTAATGACAGAAACTGAGCTTGCTAGAATGGAGGCTAGTCGCAAAGAAAGAACGCAACCTACGGGGTATTGGTTGGTTGCGAGAAAAGAAACAATGGAGATTGCTATCGAGGCACTAGAACAACAGTGTCGCAGCGGCTTGGGTGCTGAAACATTAGACGCGCAGCGTCGCCTGAAGATCATTAGGGAGGTCTACGCGAGGCACTACGGCAATGATGCAAAAGCATTTGGCAAAGCATTTACTTAAACAATGGGCGAGCCATGAAAACAGAGAGCTCACAAAGATAGACTTCCCGCCAGTCAGTCCGATGTTCAGGGATTACACGGCAGGATACAGAACGTCGTTCGAGGAAACTGAGAGAGATAGAGCAGCGGAAAAGGTAGGGCAGGCGCTCGCAATCATGCAGCCTGCCCTGGCTGGTGTGCTCAAAAAGGTTTACTTGGATAGGGCAAGGCTCCCCCGAAAGCTCCATGACATTGCGTTACATGGGTTCCAGAGGAGCTGGGAGTCACTTGAACAGTCTAGCGAGAGTTCTGCAGTCATCTGAGCAGTATTTAACCCGACGATCCTCTGTGCATATCTCTACGCCGCAGCGCTTGCATTTAACGTCGAGCACCGGCTTCTTCCGCCTCGCGTAACGATCAGCCTGCTTGCAGCGGTTGCTGCAAAACTTAGCCTTAACGTCTAGCGCTTCAAACTCTGTGCTGCATACGGCACAAGTAACCTTCCGCTTTTTCCTGAACCGATGCAGAGGCGCCTCTTTTTTTGGAGGGACAATCCTCAGAACCGGCTTAGAACGTACCGGCGCCGCGGGAGGTAGCCCCTGCAAGGGATCCTCGATGAGCTCTTCGATTGTCAGGTGCCGGAGTTTTTTAGTCGCATCTAGCTCCTCGGGGTCTGCCGATGCAGTGTGATAAACTGCCGGTGTAGTGTCAGAAGCTGCCGGTGTAGTGTCAGAAGCTGCTGGCATCTTCTGGATAACCATATCAGGCAGATCGGCTTTATCGACAGTCCATCCCTCGGTTCTGGGTGCGCAGCCTACCCGCAAAGTGATCTGACAGTGCAAAGTCTCGGCCTGTTCTGCCTCGACAACTGTACCGTCATCTAACTGAACCGCTACTTTGAGCGAGTCGGGCAGCGCCAGCGGTTCTCGCGCCTGCTCTTGAATGCCGGCGCAGTAAAGTCCAAACGTAGCCATAGTCAATCCTCGATCCATGTATACCCTGGTTGCGGAGATCTCTATGGGATCTGGTGTCATCGTGTATATCATTGCAAAGTCCTCTCTTTGTGCCGCTCGATCAGGTACTCGTCGGCTTTGTCGTAGTCCATATCCTCGACGGGGATCCCGTTGTATTTGGCTATGGCGTCTATCTCCCAAAACTGGGCGCCGTCCTCTTTCCAACCGTGCAAAGATGATTCGCTCCAGTCCAGATCGTTGGCGTCCACTTCGATTGTGATGCAGATTTTCATGGCATACCCCATAGCAGCAGGATCACTGCGGTGATAATCACGGTGAGCAAAAGTGACAAGATCGCTTCATTGATTTCCATTACACGATCTCCGGTCTAGGCAGCAGGCTCGGCAGCAGATGGTCAGGAAAAGTAAAGCTGCGCCCTGATCCGGTTTTGACCTTGAGCAGCCGCTCCCATTGCTCTCCAACCCACTCGGCCTTGATCTGATCCTTCTCGCCCTCCCAGATCGCAGGCTCCATGTCTCGAAGATGGTGATAGGCGTCAAGCTCAGTGAGCACATCATGGATGTGATCGCCTAGTCGAGAGAGTGATCGCAGCGTCTGTGTTGCTGCAGCATTGGCGTCCATTACGCCGAGCGTTTCTGAGAGCTGCGCGTAGGCTATGTCGCTCATTGGCCTTTCCCCCTGATCCAGTCGCTCTTGATAAATCTCGAAGAGCGCTTGAGTGAGCGTCAATTTTTTGTCGGCTGCTCGCTGCTCGCACGATTTGATGGTTATTGGTTTCATGGTTTAGTCTCCTATTGGGTTTGCTTCTGAAGCGTATTGAGGCCGATACTTCCAGCCCTTCGATACGTCGGTTATAAAAATGGTTTCGTCTGAGTACCTGACGGGCTCTCCTCTAAAAGTCCAGACAGACTTGGGCATCTCGATCTCGCCGGATATGAAACGCATACCGTTGTCAGTGATTGCCCATGTCCCGCCCTTGCCTTCAGCGTCGCCGATCTTCTTAATCAGGTGCCAGTACTTGAGCTTCTGGAAGTTGCAGCGCTGGTTGTAGTTCAGCCTCATCTCCTTGATCTGGTGCGGCTTCGTGTCTCCGAATTGAGTCGCTACCACTGCCAGCGTTTTGCATAGCGCTCGGCTGAGCCCGTGCTTGTACTCGACTAGCTTCGCCCCACAAGCGGAGCAGGTGCCGTCCTCGGCTTCGCCCCACAAGCGGCCTTCCCTTTCCAGCTCTGCTGCCAGCCTGTTGACAGATGACTGCAGGGCGTCGCCCTCCGGAAAGCTGCCATAGTCGGCTGACATTCGCTCCAGTCGCTTAACGATCTCTTGAAGGTTCATTGCTGCGTCTCCTTGTATGGGGCGTCGAACAGAAAGAAGTGCTCGAGGCCAAAGTTAAACCAGCCAGCGATCTCTCCCTCGCTGCTGATCGCTGACTTGGGAAACCAAGCGGAGCTGCAGTTGCCGCCCAGCTTGATCGCCTTCTCTGTCTCGCTCAGCACTCGCACGACTGCCTCGCCGTGGGATCGGGTGCTGATTGTCATGGTCTTAAAATAGGTCATCGGTTATGCCTCCAAAGTCAAAATGAGTTGAGCCTGTGCTGCCGTTGCTTCCCTTTGCTCAGGTAGCCGGCGCCCGTTCTTGAAGTACTGTTCCCACTCGTCAACGCTGAGCTGCCGGCCGTTCTTCTTGCGCACGAACAACCGCTGACCTTCCGCCCAGGGATCTTTGCGCCAGTGGCCGGCGTTGCACCTGCCGCCCTTGTTTAATGGCTTGCCGGCGTCGATCCATGCTTGGTGCTTCTTGCTGCTCTCCTCGGCGAAGCGCTGCTCGACTAGCTTGATGGTTTGCCATGCCTCCGGATCGAAGCGCATCTCTGAGATCTCTTCCTCGGACATAAACGGGCAGTACACGCAGCTCGACTTGCCGACTTCGATCTCTCGGGTGTCGAGGTAGGCGACGCAGGCTGCGCGATCCCAGCCCATGTCCACTAGCGGGTATTCGTACTCGTTGGTGTCTGATGCAGGCTTGGTGAACCGAGCGGTGCGATGGCCTTCGTTCTTCTCGATGCCGATCAGGAAGGTGATCTGTTCGTCGGGGTAGGCGTCGCGCACCCACTTCTGGATAACGTCGCCCTTGAATTTCTTGCTGCAGACATGGGAGCCGCCGGCCATGACTGGCACGATCCCGAGGCGCGTGACCCACTCGGTAAGCGTCTCGCCTTCCTTGCGCACGACGGTAAAGGGCAAGTCGTAGTGCTCGCAGAGCTCTCTGAAAAACTCGACGTTGCGGTATGTATCGGCTGACTCTGCGCCGGTATCCGCAAACACTACATGGTCGATCTGCAGGTTCTCTTCAAACAAGTGATAGGCGAGGATCGCGCTGCTGTCGACACCGCCGCCAAAGCTGAGTACGCGCTTCATTGCATAAGCTCCTGTCTGATGGCTTCGTGCTCCTCCCGTGTCTCTGCGTCGTGGAGGCGCTGCCGGTGATCGTGAAGCTGCTTCTTAGCCAAAGGCATTAGGAACTGCGGGGTGTAGTCTGTGCTGCGCAGCACGGGTGCAATGCTGCAGACGCTGACGCCTTGCTCGATGAGCTCTTCATAGCGCTTGGTGGCTTCGTCGAGCGTCTCATAGGCTGCGTACTGGTCAGACTCTCGTTGAATATACTGAAGCGGCCAGCGGTTCCAGATAACTAAAAACATGGTGTTGTCTCCTTTTGGTTTGATTGAAACTCTCACAGATGCCCACCCCGAAAGGTGGGCATGGTCAGAGCTCCTAAGCAGCTTTGACTTCGACGTCCTCGAACGAATCCGCGAACACTGTACGCACCGCGGCTTTAGAGGCTTTCGCCTCTGACCAGCGCCGCTGCTTGGCCGTGTACTTGGGGGTTAGGGTTCGAGTGAACTGCAGAGGCGTCAGCGCATCATCGCTGTACTCGCTAGGGCCGATCTGACCATACAGGCCGGTGTGATCTGCATACCAGCCGTCAAACTCGGTAACGTCGTAAATGGCTGAGTAGACGTTCTTCTCTGACAGATCGTAGTACGTTGTCCAGTCTGTCAGACCCATTAGCATCTGCTCGACTGCCTCGCATGGTGTGTCGCCTGTACCCCAAGCGCTGCCGCCGCCGATTGAAACGAAAGATAGATATTCAGTAGTCATGGCTTATGCCCTCGTAATGATGATGCGGTTAGTAGAGAATCGTACCTGCAGCGCGTCGCCTGCCTCGAACACAGTGCCAACAGATTTGTTGGACAGGTCGATGATTGGTCGAGGCTTGCCGTTGCGGGTGGACTTGGTGACACGCTTCTTGCTGGTGGGCTCGAAGTCGAGTCGGATCTGCTGACGTTGAACGTCGTAGCAGGTTGAGTAGGGAGTGTCAGGCGGGAAGCCTGCTGCCGAGAGCTTGTCGCCCTCGATCCAAATGCGAAGAGATCGCGCAGTCTGCTTGCAGGTTGTGTGAGTGATGCTCATAGATCCCCCAAGTTATCGAAGAATGACTGGGGCATCTCTACAGCGGTCAAGCCGTCTAACCACTTGTTGATGTGACGGGTCGTGGTGCGTGACCACTTGTGAGAAGTACGAACGACTGTGCAGCTCTCGTCTTTGCCCTCTGGCGCGTGACGAAGGATTGCTGCCACTGGTGTGCGGTACGAGAAAAAGATCTGACCGTCTACTGTCGTTACTTCCGTTTGGTTCCTACCTATCGGATTTAGCTTCATGTTTCTTACTCCGTTTTGTTTGATTGAATATCCCGATACAACTGGGATAAATGCGAATTTACGCCTACAACATTGCGGTGTCAACCCCCTGTCAAAATAATTAATAAATCGAATTAAAAGATTTGCTGTCGAGATCGCGTTCGGTTGACAATCGACAGCGGCGAAGCTGCGTCTCAATTTTCCTCCCGAGCCGGAGCGGTTGCCATCGAGAGTGGTTTTAACTCCCTTGCTGCCCTCGATCAGGTTTGTTTGGTGGCACTCCTAGAGTCATGGCCCCGCCGGTTGATCCGGTGGGGTCTTTTTTTTGGAAGGGGGTTATCAAACGGAAGGGACATCAAATGAAAAAAGGTTTCGTATTCATTGCGGCGGTACTGGCAGCAGCGGCAGCTACCGCGGCGGAGACGGTGATTAATTTTTCTGACGGATCGACGTACACGCTAGACGCCGATCAAGAGATCTACATCAGCACCCCCAGCAGCTCGTTATTCAAGCGGCAGCTTATGAACAACAAGGATACGTTCTTCAGGGTTCAGCAGCCGTGGACGGGCAGAGATTACGTCGAGCAGCCGACAGATGATCTAGAGATCGGCTCGCACGAATGGTGCCTCGCCTATGTGCCTTGGTCTGAGGGCTACACGTTCAATATGCAATGGTGGCAGCGCGTGTGCGATACCAATGGCGACGGGGTGTACTCTGAGCTCGATGAGATGTGGGCATAACCAGGGGCCAACCACTATCTTTTTACTTACAAATCAATGGCTTGATCTGGCGTTAGCGCTAAGTGATCGAGGAATCGAGGATCCCAGAATACGAGCTCAGGAACGGCAGCGAGTGTGCTTGCCCCACCTGTAAGCGCGTGTTCGCCTCTGAGAGAGCATTTGACGCCCACCGCATAGGCGACTATGCCTCGGGCCGGCAATGCGCTGCTAGTCCCGCTGGGGAGGGTCTGGAGCTCGACAACAGGGGAAGGTGGCGGATCAAGCGATGAGTGACAACAGGGTTACAGGGCTGCTCAAGCGGCACCGGCTGAAGGGCGTCAACAAGCCCAAGAGGACGCCGGATCACCCTACCAAGTCCCATGTGGTGCTGGCGTCGGAAGGCGGCAAAACGAAGCTGATACGGTTCGGGCAGCAGGGCGTCAAGACTAACCAGACCGCTGGGCAGCGGGAGGCTTTCAAGTCGCGCCATGCAAAGAACATCAAGCGGGGCAAAATGTCTGCAGCGTACTGGGCCAACAAGGTGAAGTGGAGCCCCAGCAAAACCAAGTCATCCTCGAAGAAGTGGAAGAAGGGCAGCTAGTGTTCTGTGGCGGTGACGATCCGTTAGAGCAGGCAGCGGCCCTATTGCTGCTGACACTAGCTATCGTGCTGCTCATACCCCTAGCGCTGCTGACCGCGGCAGTAGTGGGGATAGTGGCTTTCAGTAACGTATTATCGTTATAAACCAAGAGGTTACGGTCTATCATGCCAGGGTTAATGAAGCGTGGATTGTACGAGAACATCCACAGAAAGCGAGAGCGGATAAAGCGCCAGAAGGCAGCAGGCAAGACGCCTGAGCGAATGCGGAAGAAAGGCGAGGAAGGCGCACCGACTGAAGAGGATTTCGAGAAGTCAGCAAAGACGGCCAAGAAGCGGTAGCACAGTGACCGGAGATGCCAGCACAGATCCAGAGCTGCTGGATCGGATCAAGGAACACGAAGGCTATCGGCGCCATGTTTACGAATGCAGCCTCGGCAGGCTGACCGTGGGATACGGCACCATGCTAGAGCAGGGCGGTCATGGGGTGCCAGAGTACATAGCAGAGCTACTGCTGCGGGACTATCTGCAGACTATCGAGTCTCGGCTAAAGGTGCATGACTGGTACACCGATCTGTCAACGGCACGGCAGCACTGCATTCTGGAAATGGCCTATCAGATGGGCGTCGAGGGTGTCATGGGTTTCGGCAACATGATTGCAGCGCTACAGCGCGAGGATTACGAGACGGCAGAGTCGGAAGCGCTCGATAGCCTATGGGCTAAACAGACGCCGGCTAGAGCGAAAGATGTCGCTGGACGGCTGCGAGCTGGGTGACGCTGCTGAGCTGCTGATCGCTACATTCGCAGAGGTTGCACAAGAGCTAGGCGCTACGCAGCGGCAGGCACACCGGCTGCAGCGCAGATTGAGAAACAAGGCTATAGGGCTAGGCGGGGTACCCCCGACAGGCAGCAGGGCTGATATGAGCTCTAGGGCAGGTCGAATAGGGTACGGCAACAATAATCCACGGCTATCGGGAACCGACAAGCGGATCCGCGGTGCCATGCTTCTAGAGGTCGAGCGACACTGTTATGGCAGTTAGTGCTTTGATAGGAAAGATATTCGGGTCTGAGAAGGCCATAGGCGCAGCGGTAAGCGGCATCTCTAACAGTCTGGATGCGTTGGTATACACCGACGAAGAGAAGGCGCAGGACGCAGCAGTCGAGCGACAGAAGGCTCGATCTATGGTTATCGACTGGATGCAGGCCACCAGTGGGCAGGCACTGGCCAGAAGGTTGATTGCAGTATCCATTACGTTTGTATGGCTAATGCAATACATCTTTGGATGGGTAATGGTCATAGCGGCGATCTTTGTAGAGCCAGAGATTGCTGATCGCATGAGAGAGGCGTCGGATCTGACGCAGGAACACGCAGACGGCATGACTGGCGCGGTTATGCTAATACTTAGCTTTTACTTCGCGGCACCACATCTCGACAAGGTTGTAGGCCCAGCAATGGAGCGGTTTGCCAAAGGCGGCAAGAAAGAATGAGGTTATCTGTGGATCCGTCACTAAGCTGGGGCGATATAGTGATGACGGCTACGCTAGTTATAGCCGGCCTTGTCGCGTTTAGCGAGGTGTCAAAAGGCGTAGCGCTTAATGCCAGTTCTATCGAGGTTGTCGAGGTAGACATGGTGGCGCTAACAGAGGTGCATCGAGAACGCATGAAGCAAGAGCGCAAAGATAGAGAGCGTATGCGAGAAGAGATGCGACAAGATTTGAAAGCGATTAGCGACAAGCTGGATAGACTAATCGAAAGCAGACTTTTAAGCACATCAGAAGATGGCGCCTGATATGCAGTGTAGTTGCGGCGGTATCACGGTTGATCGGGAGCAGGTGAAAAAAAGGAAAGTGGTTTGCCGATATGCGGAATGCCGTGCTTGCGGCAGAGTTCATATTTGGTGGATAAATGAGCATGACAGAGAGATAGAGACAAATGGCTAATCGAGCACCATTCGTTCCTGCATACGGCGGCGTTACACAAATGAGGATGATGGCCCCTACTGCACCTATGAGCAACAACGCCCAAGGCGTAGCAAACATGGGGCAGCAGGCACTGCCGGAACAGCTCAGAGCGCAGTCCCAGAACGTAATGGGTGTGCCGGCTACGCCGACAAAAGGTTTACTGCGCAGACCGATGCCAGGGTTGAAGAATGGAAGATGATTGGGACGATGACGCTGAAATTGCAGAGGACGCCCCCAAGCGCAAAAGGGGCCGTCCGAAAGGCAGCTTTAGCAAGGCATCGAAAGCACAGATTGATCGCGTTACGTCAGACGGCGGTTTAAGCCCTCTGGAGTATTTAGCGTCGATCTACCAGAACGCAGCAGAAGATCAGAAGTTACGGATCGAAGCTGCCAAGGCCGCGGCGCCTTACGTTCACGCTAGGTTAGCGTCTACGGAGGTGACAGCCGCCTTGTCTGCAAGAGAGGTTTCTCAAGAGGAATGGCTGGACAGCTTGAACTGACCCGACGAAAGCTCAAGGACGATTTCGAGTTTTATTCTCGAAACTGCCTGAGAGTCCGGTCAAAGTCAGGTGACATCAAACCGCTGCAGCTAAACAAGGCTCAAAGGTTTATTCACGACTGCATCGAAGAGCAGCGCCGCACAACAGGCCGCGTTAGGGCGATCATACTCAAGGGTCGGCAGCAGGGCGTGTCAACATATGTCGAAGGCCGGTACTACTGGCAGACTACGCACAGAAAGGGTGTTAGGGCATTTATCCTGACGCACGAAGCTGACTCGACGGCCGCGTTGTTCGAGATGGTAGAGCGCTATCACGAAGAGGCGCCGGCGTTTGTAAAGCCGGTAACTGGTGCAAGTAATGCCAGAGAGCTGATATTCAGCAAGCTGGATAGCGGTTACAAGGTTGGTACT